CCGGCTATCATTTGTTCATAGAAATTATACCTAGCCTCCTCTTCACTTACATCGTAAACACATCGATGCTTAAACCCGTAATTGTATATTAAGGCAGGGAATTGCATATAGTCCTTATCAATCGATACTATCATAGCTGAATCCCTACCGGCATCTTTGGTTATTTTATACCAATATGTAGCAACTAGGTCATCTGTCTCTACTCCACTTCCGTTTATACCATCGTAGGCTTCGGTTACATAATAATGTAATTGTCCTAGCAAAGGCGGTTTAGGTTGATTAGTTCTATTGGCTTTATATTTTCTAGTCAAGTGTTTTCTAAAGTTTCCCGTACTACCATTAAAAGTAAGCACATCGTCAACTCTATACTTCTCTTCAATCTCGTTTAATATCTTGAGATAGGTTTGGTCAAACTTAGCTTTAGCCTCTTCTATATCTTGATAAAACGGGTCTTCATCCGGTTGCCTATTTGTTCGATAGCAACTAGCGAATATCATCGAGTCTGCATCAACAAGTAATATCATATTTTAACTTTTACAATATTACCGTTGTCATCTTCTCCTATATTAATTGGGTCGCAATGCTCGTAACAATAGGAGCATATGTCAGTCTCGATAGGCAATAGGGGCGCACTACAACAATTACTTACTATTTCCATTTATCTATTTTTATTGATTCATCTAATTTTAATTGCAAAGAAGTGCCATTTAAATATACCGGCACCTGTTCATCAAGACTATTAACATAACAATATTCTCCTCTTTCGTGTTCTACATAAACCGGTACAGATATATCTTTAGCCATTAACTCTATCATAAACATCTTGTCTTCATTTGACATTTTGTTATACAAGTCTATCATTTCGTCTTTTATAGGCATTCCCATTTTACGATATTTTTATTAATCCTAATCCCATCTCTTTAGCTACATAATTAATGTGCTTTTGAGTCGTTTGCGACCAATAACCTAATTGTATTAATTGACCGCCATCTATCGTAGCAACGTGAGTATAATAAGAAATTACTTTATTGCCTTCTATTCGCAAGTTTTGTTTGTATCTATCAAGTACCATATCTAGTCCATTTATTATTTAAACAATAGTTATCATAGGCTTTCTTTTTTTTCTTTACATCTTTAAAGCCTTCTATAAACATCTTTACAATATCACACGCCTCATCTAAGGTATCAACGGCGCATTCTTTTCTACCCTCAGCGGTAGGTACGGTCACGTGGTAACGTTCGACCTCTACAATCTTTACATCTTCGCCATACCCTTGCTTTTGGGCATAACGCTTAAACTCAATAGTCCAATCACATCTAGTCATAATTTAATTTTTGTTTTTAGTTCTAACTCTTCGATTTTAACCTCAGCTTTTCTAGCACGTTCGATAGCTCGATTTTTATCCAAACGCATATCACTAAGCAATTTATCACTAGCGTTTAGGTCAATCTCTATACTATTAACATAAACGGCTATTTGATGCATAGCGTGTAATAATTCGGAAAGCTTCGGAGTAGGTTTCTCATCGTATTTCTTTTTAATAAGATTATATACCTTATTGAAGTTATCGGTATACATATCGTATTTTACGAGAGCAACGTTCTTATAGTTTGCATATTCCATATCTACGAATATACGAAACTAAATGTTATCAACAAAAAATTTTAATTAAATATTTTGTCTGAGTTTAAGTTTTTTATAATTGCTTGACTTTCATCTAGTAAGTAAACTTGTTTCATCTTTCGAGATTTAGTCCACATTGTAGTGTCGGGACAATACATTTCTACCGGTTCGGGCATCTCTATTTCGTTGAGATAAAATAGATAGTTTGCTTTAGGGTCATTTACAAAATATAGTTTGACCATATCGTGAGGCATATCCATTAACCGGTTGTATTTATCTACTTCTAGCATTTTAGTTGGGTAATAGGTTTGTCTAAACTTCATCTCTATTACACACTCATACCCTTTTGGAGTTCTACCTACGGCATCGTAATGTTCGAAGCCACCACCACACCACTCTAAATCCCAGCCATCAAAGTTGTATATAGCAATAACTGCTTTTTCCCATTTATGTACATCCTTAATTTGCATCCCCGAAGAAAAGCGAATCCAATTCTTGAACCCATTTTTTAATTTGTTCTTTGGATTTACCGTTGCATCCACAAGGTATAAAGTAAGAGTGTCCAAAATATCTAGAATGTAAACTAGCTATCACTTTTAAATCTGTTTTATGTAGCTCATTTTTATAGTTCTCTTTAAAGTTTTTAAACCAAACCTTGTCTTCAATATTTATTTCCATAAATCTATTTCTATTTTGTTCAACAAATCTTTTCTTTTCTCGCAACCGCAACTAGCATATCCCAACCAATCTACTACAATTTTATTGACTAGCCATTTAATTCCGGTTTTTTTAAATATCTTCTCTAGAGTGTCTCCTAGTTTCATAGTATTTTTTAATTTCTTTTTTTATTATTTTGATAGTGTTTCTCAAGCTCCAATAAGTAATATTCGTTGACCTAGATAACTCACTAACATTTACGTTGTCTAAAAACACTTCTTTGAATATTCTACGCATATAATATTTTCCAAGCTCCTCTTTAGTATATTCAGCTTCTGATATATTTTCCTTCTCAAGTAACTCTAAATAAAGCTCATCTTGATACCATTCTTGTATAGACAAGTGTTTATTATATTCATTTGTTTTATGCTTCTCACTATACTCCTCAAATTGATTTTGTCGTACCTCGTTAAAGTATGACATATCATCTAGTGATATAACGTTGACTTTATTCTTTTGTCTAATGTAATCCATATACAAATTCCTAAGAGTTACATATACAAAAAAGTAATTGACCTCATCGTTGTACATTATATTTTTACGGTGGGTTTTTAAGTATTGGTCTATTTTTATGTACATCTCTTGTACAAGGTCTTCTGCTAAAGAGGAGTTACAACCCATAGACCTAAGCATCTTAATCCACCTTTTATGCTCTTTTGCTATTATTTCTAGTACAGGCTCCAAAATGTTAAGTGTATACCAAATATTAAGAAACAAAATGTTATTTGATGATACATCTCTTCATCTGTAACCTCTTCTATTTGAGGGTCAATGCGAGGACTATAATATAAAACCCCTAGTGAAAGACCGTATATTGGTATTAATTGTATGTCAAATCCCATTCCTTTTTTTCACTAAGGTAAACATTTTATTTTAAAATGCTAAAAGGGCAGGTTCTCGGGCGTTTTAACGGCGTCTAAGAGATTTAAATCATCTAGAGTAAAGCCTACGTTATTAGGAACACTTTTAAGCTTAATAGGAGCGTCTGAGGGAGTAGGTCTACCACCGGTCTCAATCTCTTTCACTTTACGAATATGTAAGTGTGTATACATATATTCACTAGGGTGTTGGGTATATCGGTGAACAACCCAAAAGTCATCGGCACGGTTTACGAATTTACCGCCTCCTTCTACGTCACTAGCCAAAGGCGGAACGGGATAACCGGCAAACTCATCTTCGAATCTATGTAAGGTTCGTAACGCACTCGTATTAGCGTGAGTATTTAGCCAAATAGATACATTATTTTCCTTACAAAAGATACGAATCTCAGTACAAGCGTGATAGTCGTACTCGTGACCACCTACGGATTTAAGCAATTCGAAATCTTTTTTCAAAGAATTATAAGGGTCAATAAATAGACCATCGTAGTGCCAAGCGTTTTTTACGTGCTTAGATAAGGTCAATAATTCCTTATAGGTATACATCTCGTTTGTGTCAACAAATTTAAAATGGGAATTAATATACTCAGAGCTCCTTTTGAATCCGGCATCGCTTACCTTTTCAATCGGTAGTTGCTCGATAAATTCTATAAGCTTTCTAATAAGGGAGTGCGGTTCATTCTCGCTAGAATATACGAGCCATTTTTTACCGTGTAGGATAGTATACAATAACATTAAGTACAAAGCAATAGATGTTTTTCCAACGTTAGCGTGTCCAAGTATTATATTAAAATTTGAGGGTTTAAATCTTAGGTACTCATCGAGTCCTTTTATTCCTAATCTAGAGGCAGTCTTTATTTCGCCATTCCGGATCTTATTTAGATAGTCAAGTTGGTCGTTAAATTCAATAAGCATCGTTTAATATTTTAGTAAAGATATAAAAAAAAGGGGATAATTAAATCCCCCTTTATTCTAGAAAGGCGAGTCATTCGCCTCTTCTCTGTCGGGCATATGCTCGAAAGCACTAACCTCTCTCTTCTCTTCTCGCCAAGTTCTAGTCAAAGACAATTTAGGTAGACCATAGTCATCCTTCTTATCTTTAGAGCGTACAATTTGAAAATTAACATACTCTCCGGTTAACCCTTGCAAGTAGGCAATTAAATCTTCTCTCTTCGCATCTAAGTTAGCAACCCCACTCTTAAATTTCGGACTAGGGTTTTTAGCATAAATAGGGTCAACAAACTCGCTTTTGTATTCGTATTCCATTTTCTGTAATTTAATTATTTAATTTAGCTAATATACTACGCATTTTGTCAAAATCTTCTTCGGTGTACTTCCACACTAAATCGGCATTATCTTTTGCGTACGCTTCTTTGTTCGCTTTATAACAAACTTGTAGCATAATACTATCATTTGTGGAATTATTTCTAGCAGTAAAGTTATTACCGCCTCCATAAGGTTTCTTAGCATAGTCTTCCGGAGCTTTTTTTATCTTTCCGTTTCCTTTGTCACTAAGCTCATACTCGAAAGTATGTCCGTTTAAATCAGACTTGTCAATACCTAAAACCACCTCGAAATCGCCTTCTGGATTCTTAGCAGTCTTTTTTGTGAAAAATTTGATTTTCTCGCCGTGCTTAAAAGTTACCTCGTTAGTAACTAGGTCTTGAAACCCCCCGACTTTTTCTACGATAACAATAGTTCCTTTCATATATAAAGTTTAAAAGTTTACGCTAAGATATAAAAAAATATTATAAAAAAAAAGAGGGAGCTGACTAGGACTCCCCCTTTAACGATGCAAACTAATGTAACAAGTACAAAAGAAACTATTGAATAGTCAAATATATGCTTTATTTTTTATTTAGCAAAGGTTCTACAATACTTTTATAATATTCTACCTTTTCAAGTAAATCTCCATTAGAAAACTTTTCTATGTTTCTGCATTTACTTTCTAGAATATCTGCAGTTTGGTTTCCGTATTCTTTGTTCAATCTTTGACCGAATCTAAATTGCTCCCCGTAACCGTGAATATTGCATTTATAACATTGGACTTGACAATTAAGCTCATCCCATCTAGTCGAATAGTGTTTACGAGACATAAAGTGTCCGCATTGTAAATTTTTCCAATGGTCTCTTACTCCACAAGTATAGCATTCGGCAATACCGTTCTTAGCTTTTCGCAATCTTATATATTGGCTAAAGATTGTGTCAAGCTTTTTTACTAAACTTTTCCTAGATAGGGAGCGTTTAGCCATTAGTCATATCTTTCTCATTCATATGAGACTCTAAAATGTGTCCATCTATTGGACTTATAGAGGCAATAGCTCTATATATTTTTCTGCTCATAGCTTTTACCTTTTTCTTTTGAGTAATAGTAGAGTCTAATCCTAGATTGGTATACATATTTGCATCTTCTTCCAATAAAGCATCTACCTTCTTTTTTACAGACCAAGTCTTGTAACTTTGAATCTTTCTTATTCTTTCATCTGTTATCATAGCTATATATATATTATATTATATATTTATTATATTTATATATATACATTATATCTATATATATATAAGGGGTTTTTAAGCCTATTTAAATGATAGACCTATACGAATATACTAAAAAATGAATAAAGTTGCTTAAAACGGCTCTAAATAGCCTTATCGGTGTAGTTTATTGCCGAATACTTTCTCTACTCCTCTACTTCCAAAATAGCCACCTATCACAATAGATAGCAATCCGGTTATTGAATCTAGAGAGTAATTAAGATACCATCCTATTACATAGCATATTGTAAGGAATATCAATACTAACGGTCTTACATTTGAAGCTAACCACGAACCGCTACGAGCATCTGCCACCCATCTTCTAGTGGTTCCATCTATTTCTGCTCTCTCTATGTCAAGTTTTCTAAGTGCTATTTCCTTATCGGCATCGCTCATTTCCGAACCTCCGATAATAGCTTGTAATACACTACCTATGGCGGTATTATCGGCAATAGCTCCTACTACATCGGGAATCTTTTCTAGCAGGAATTTACCTACTGCGGTGTCTTTTATCTTTTTCTTTTCTTCCACTAATATGTCCAAATAACAAATGGAGACTTATCGGGGTCATTATCTACGTGAATAAACCCTTTTGCTATTCCTATTCTATTAAATCCAACTTCTAAAAGAGAATTTAATATTGTGTACTTATCCGATGAAGAGGAACAAGCTATATCACAAGCGTAACCTCTTAAATGAGA